AATTGTTCTAAAGCCTGACCTGTTCTCTTTCCTACCTGTTTCTCACTTATTTTGTTAGCTTTTGTTGATTCATTTAAATTATTAATTGCATTTACAACAGCTCCACTTCCTCCACCTGATGCTGCTGTTTGAGTTGCTGCTGCTGCACCTGCAAGTCCAGGTCCCATTAATACATCATCACCAGCTATACCTTCATAAATATCACCAGCTTTAGATTGCACAACTGGTCCTTCTGCAGAAATTGATGCATCTTCAACCTTTGTAGACTTAGCACCAGCCAATTGTTTATAAATTGCCATCGATGCACCGATTCCAGTAGCTATTGCTAATGCAGGTCCTACTACAGGAATACCCCACATCCATTTCAATCCAGACCAAACTCCTAAAATAGCATTAATCAAAGCCTTTCTACCCAACCAAGCCATAACACCACCAACACCAATCATAACAGGTATAGAAGCAGTCATCATTTCAATCATAAATCCAATTACATTTGCAGTTTCTGAAAATATACTCATAATAAAATTTAAAGGTGGTCCTAATACTGTCGTTAATACAGCAGCTATTGATGTTAATGAACCCATTAATTGAGAAAGACTTGATAAAGCTTCTTTACCGACTAACTCTTCAAATCCAGGTTGTTTTGCTAACTCACCAGCTAAAGTTGCAGATTCTTCTTGTTTACTTACCATTTTTGCTGCTTCTTCAACACTTAAACCTAAAGATTCTGCCAAAGCTTTTCTTTGTAACATATTCATATTATTAAATGCTTGTTCATCACCCAACAATCTTTTTTGTTCTTCTAATACTCCCTTTGCATCACCAGCTAATGATAACTCTTGTAATTTTTGAATATTGATATCTCTACCAATCATTACAGAAGCTTCCATAGCTTTAGATGTAGAGCCTGCAAAATCTAACATTGATTCCATAGTACCAGCAACTGAATCTAAATTCGTTCCTAATTTTTTAGCTACAATAGCAGCTTCAACTAAATTCTTTCCACCATCTTTTCCAAACTTAGCAAATGTTTCTGTACTACCAGCTATATCTTTTAAAACTGCAGATGGATTAACATTATTAGCGGTAGCTAACTGAGCAGCCATTTTAGCAGTATCTTCAGCTTGTTGTGGAGACATACCACCTATTTCTGTAAACATACCTACCAATTGTGAACCTTCTTGTAAACTCAATCCTAAAGCTTTAGACATATCACCAATCGATGCTGCCATACCCATTGCATCAGACAATCCTACCCCAAAATTATCAGATAATTCTTTAGTAACTTCAGCAGCACTTCCAGCATCATATCCTAATTTCGCCATTTCAGCATCTGCTGCCATTAAGTCACCAGCAAATTGTTGAACTCCTATTGCACCAAAGTCTTCACCAACTTTATCAAGGTTTTCAGAAAAAGATTTCATTATACCAACTAAAGCAGCAAATACAGCTATACCCATAGCAGCTGGATTTTTTAATAATTTTGACATATCTGTTATTTTTGTTAACATTCCACCTGATACCTCATCAACTTCTTTCATCTCGTCAGTAAACTCACCTGCAGCCTTTTTTGCGTCAATTTGCCCATCTACAAAGGCTTTCATATGTTCAGTACCTTCCTCTCCTAAATCTGATTGCATTTGTAAAAGATCATTTATATCAGCTTGACCAGTAGCTATTTTATTTAACATTTCAACTTGAGATTTATATTGTTCTTCTGATATCTTACCCGCCTGCAATTGTTTGTTCATTACATCTAGAGCTTGTTGTTGTAGAGAACCTTGTTTTGCTGTTTCTGGATTTATTGATTTTTTATTCTGAAGTATTTGTTCTTCGAGAGATGCGTTTTCACCCATAATCTCATTGATTTTCATAGCCTCTATTTGAGCTTGTTTGACTAAATCAAGTTTTTTCTTTTCTATTTCTGCTATTCTCTCTTGTTCTTTTTCTTCTAGATCACGAGCGATAACACCCTCTTGGTAGAGTTCGGCTCTTTTCTTTCTATAAGCCTCTAATTTTTTTCTATCTGCATCGGTGACTTTTCTCATTTAGTATCTACTTTATAAAATCTTCTGGTGTAAATTTTGGTAAAGGTGGATAATCATCAGGTAACCACTTCGCTGCTTCTTTTTCCATTCTATCAATATTTTTATTTAAATTGTTTACATGACCAACTAATTTTTTTCTAGCTAAACTTTTGTCTTTTCCTCCCAATTTAGGTAGGTTTTTTACGAAAGCAGCTACTTTTTGTAAAAAGCCTTCATGTAGTTTTTTCGAAGCTTTAAAGAATCCTTCGTTCAGGATATTTGATTTATCCATATATGATTTTTTTGACATAAAATTCTCCTTATTTATGCATTAACTCATATATAAATATTAAGTTTGTGGAAAATTATCGTTTAAATCTTGAAACAGGTGAATTAGATCTAACACGTTTTTTAGACTTATCTATTTCTTCTTTTTCTTTCTTTTTAGTTTTTACCAATTTATCGTAATAAAAATTACGAAGTTCAATAGGCATATCATACACATCTGCATGGGTAAATCCTTTACCATAGTAAATAAGTTGAAATATCTGTTCGTGTAGAACAGGCCTATACTTTGGAGTTAGGCCAAAAAAAGTTGGCGGTCATCGGTATTGTAACCGTGACCATTTCGCCTCCCAATTCAACTTCACTTGACATGTTTATATCTGGAGAAATTCTCATAACCTCTTCTCTCAAAGCTAGTGAATCTCTAGCCAGCATGTTTTGTGAAAATGCATTTATTGTTCCAGGAGCAGTATCACCATCAACAGATTGTATCATATACCTCAATCGTGTTGTGATTTCAGATGAATCTCCAGTATGTTTACTTACTCTTTTTAACTCTACTTCGATGTCTCTCTCATCTTTTCCTGTAAGTATTTTAAATTGTATTTTTTGTTTAGATATTGGTAATTCAAAATCAAATAAATTACCTTCAGACTCAACAACTTCTTTAAATGGACACTCTGTCAAATCAAATGTGTATGGTATTTTTTGACCACTATCTGGATCTGTTATTTCAGTTTCATACTTTGGTCCATAAGCTAATATTCTCGCTGCAACCATAACACCATTTTTATCACCAAGTACCAAATCATCACAAGAAACTCCTTCAGTAACAATAAGAGAATCTAAAAGTTTAGTAATAACTACACCTTTTTTGATAAGATTTGCTGATGTAAGAATATCTTCTTCTTTAGCTGTCATATATTTCAATTCAATTTTACCATTATATAATGGTGAATCTTTTCCATATATCTTACCTCCACTTGGTAAATCAACTATTTCACTTGGAAATTTTTTGTCATCTGCCATTTTAAGCTCCTATGATTTTGATTCCGAAACAGACGCTTGTCTATAAGCTGTAACTAATTTCTTTATTTCACCGATATATTTTCTAGCCCTACCGCCTGCTGCTTTATTACCTTTTTCTATAAATGTTTTATGATTTGCTTGAAAATCTTCAAAACATTCTTCTATTTGTTCGTATAATTCATTACTACTTGCCATTTTTTTCTCCTAATTTATACTTCAGTTGCTCGTCTAAACCATCCCAAATAAAACTTTTCTTGTTCTGGTTTAGCTGTTATTAAATCTACATAATACTTCACTCTGAAAGCTCTAACTCTATCTAATTCAACACCTTTGA